AAAACAGCGCTATCATGTATCAAACATATTGCTTTGTCACCAAAATTATCTAATGACCACATACCAGGTTCTAATACTAAATCACCCGATGCAGCTTCACCCCATGCAACAAAATTAGTTGTGCTAGTGACTGTATCTCCTGCACCATGTGATGCAGCGGTTGTTCCTCTAACTTCTCTTGTAACACCTGTTAATTCATTAGATGTGCTTATACCTGTGTAGGATATCTCTTCTGTTCCTACTTTAATAAAGTTTGTTCCTGTATCTGGAAACTGTGATACATCTACTAATATAATACCAGTTGTTGTTGAAGAGTTTATTGCACCAGATAATGTAGTTATAGGTTCACCAGCTACTTCACCACCCCAAGATCCAAGAGACCAACCAAAACCTTTTGCTTGCACCGCTGGTCCAACTGGATAGTAATGTTGTACTCTAATACCACCAGATGTTGTTGCACCAGATCCAGACTCATTTGATGGCATGGTGATTGTAATAGTTGTGCTTGTAGGCACAGTTGTTACCATAAATTTTTTATCATTAAAATCTGCAGCTGCAAAATCAGAATTAGTTATTGCACTAAAATTATCTAATAATATTATGTCTTGTTCAGATATACCGTGATCTCCACTAAAAGTTATTGTAACAGTTTGTGATCCGTTGGTTGTGCTAAACGCACTAGTAAGTGTTGTTGTAGTTTTAATGGGATGTATATCATAAAATACACCACCAGAATACGCATATAAAATTCTATTTGTACCAATAATAGCGTATTTTCTTGCTTTACTATTTACAAAATGATGAAGTCCTCTACCTGCACCAGTGAGAGCATCGTCTCCTAGTTGTTTCCAACCACCTATTTTTTCAGGTATTCCATATCTAAATCTAACATTATCACAGTCTATCCATTGACTCTCTGCTCCAGTGG